GTCCGTGCTGTCGCCATCGAACTCCGACAGATCAGCCTCGGACTCATAGCTGCAGTGCTGAATACTGGTAGTGCCCAGCAGACCGGTCACGCCATCGAGCGCGAGCTTCACCGCTTCTGCCACGGACAGAACTTCCGCCGATGACCGGCCCCAGACATCGACAGCGACACGCGCCTGCACGAGCGAACTGACACCGGACAACGTGCGGAAACGGTCGACGGATGTTTTCGCGTAGGCCACTGCGGGATAGGTCACCTGCTGCGGCATCGCTTCGTGGTAGATCCGCGTACCGACCAGCGCAGCCACGCCGGGGTTCGCACGCAGGTGGGCGACCAGACCATCGCGCAGGCTCATGAGTTGGGCCTCTGCTTCTGCGCCTGGCGCACGGCCTCGCGCTCGATCTCGCCACCGAGGATCGAACCGAACTCGGCAATGGAACTCTGCCCATGCCGGTCCATCGCATTGCCGAGCACGCCCTTGCCACCGATCGCCCGCCCGCCTCGATGCGCGAATCCGAACTCGACCAGGTGGCCGTGACGGACACCGCCCGTCAGCGCCTTCGGTGTGGCCCGCTTGCGGTAGTGCTGGTAGTACTTCGACAGGGCGGCTTTATTTGATCGCCGTGGCCCGATCTCCACGGATGCGAACGTGTTCCCGCGTTGTGCGCCTTTCTTCCGCTGCCAGATGCTGGTGGCTTGTGCGAGCGATCCGGAACCGTTGATGGCCCGGTATCCGCTCCGCGCGGCGTTGACCATCGGCCTGCCGGCCTTCTTCAGCGCGCGCACCATGACCTTCTTGCTGGCCTTCGCCGGCAGTGCTGTGGTCAGCAGGTGTTCCAGGTGCTGCAGCCCGTCGATCTTGATGTCGACCTTCACGAGTCGCGCTCCACGGCCAGCAGCTCCAGCTCGCGGTGCTTGGCCATCAGGTCACCTGGCGGCCCGATCAGGTCGAATATCCGGCCGGCATAGACCGCGCGGTGCTTGCCGGTCATGGCGGCCAGACGGGCTGAGTAGCGGACGCGGATCTTGTGGCTGATGGATCCCTGCACCCGCTGCGCCTCGTAGCGTTCCTCACCGCGCAGGGGTTCGATGGATGCCCAGGTCGAGTCGTACAGCACCCACTCGTTGACCGTATCGCCCACATCGTCCGTACGCTGGACGGATTCCTCGAAGGTGATGCGCCGGTTTTTCGGTCCGATCAGCACGCGCCGAACCAGTCGATCTGATACGGACGGGCCAGCGCCTCATCGACACCGACCCACTGTTTCACGTCCTGCTCGCCGCGACCTTCGTACAGGCTGGCGATCCGGAAGCGCATCGCGTCGCGGAGCTGGGCGGGTATTTCGCTGGCAGCGCCATAGCCGACCGTGCAGCGCACCTTGACCGCGCCGATCACGTCCCGCGTTTCCGGCCAGTCGAGGCCATAGCCCGGTGCAATGACGCCGTGATAGTCGTCGCTCAGATCCTGCTGGAATGCGGTTCCAGCCGGTGAAGCGTCCGGGCCGGTCAGCGTCTGCTGCACGCCGGAGGTGTCGATGTAGTAGATCGCGGTGACCGACAGCGCCCGGCCGAACGGCAGCACGATCTCCCGTTTCGGTTTCAGCTTGGAGGCAGGCGGGAAGCGGTCCAGAACCACATCGACAGTGCGCTCGATCAGCGCCCGACGGGTGAAGGACTCGCACCAGTCACGGGCGCCGGCGATCAGCGCGGTGAGGGTGGCGTCTTCATCGGTTCCGTCGATGCGCAGGTAGGTGCGCATTTCGTCGACGGTCAAGGGTTCCGCATTGGGCGGTGTGATGACGTTGATTCGCATGGCTGCAGGCTATGCAGCCGGTGCAGTCTCGGCACGCCTCCGCGCGATCAGTCGTCGAGCAGTTGACCGATCGAACGGCGCGGAAAGGCTTCGATGGCGCTGCCGGGAGAGCAGTTCAGCACCTCCACTCCGAGCGCCTGCAGGTCGCCAACGGCGGTCTGGTAGGCAGCCGCGAAAGCCGCATACGGTGACGTGGTGCGCAGCCCCTGCGGGTGATCACCGAACCAGTGCCGCTGGCCGTTGTTGGCGTGGCAGTCATAGCCGATCAACAGGACGCGCTTGGCCCCCAGGTGCGCCGCGATGTTCAGCAGTTGAAATCCGGAATGCCCACCCTCTCGACCGGTGTGGATCCGGCCCGAATCCCGCGACATGCCGACAGCCGGCAGCGCAGGGACGTGCCACAACCCCCACTTCGCGCAGGTCAGTTGATCCTGGCACCAGAGCAGCGACATGTGGGTATCACGCACCTGCTCGATGTGCGCCTCCCACCACTCAGGGTCAGCGGCATACAGCCCGTCTATCCACGGTGCAATCCGGTAAGCGTCGTTACAGCCCAGTACCCGGGCGCGGCCGTCCTGCCAGGCGCGGTGGGCGCTGTTGATCTGGCCCCGCGTCAGGCTCGGGCCGTTGGCGATCAGGATGATCGTCGATTCAGGGAACGCCCGAGGGATGGGCGCGCGTACCGCAACGCGCTCTTGCGATGGCCGGTGGCGGTGCGGTTTGAGGGCCGGGTGCAAGGATCAGCCGCGCTTCTTCCGGGCCGGCTTCGCAGCCTCACCGGTCTCTGGCGCGGAGACGGTCGCAGTCTCGTAGCCGGTGTCTTTGATGGGTTCGGCCTGGCCGCTCTCGATCAGCCGCAGGGCGCTGTCGTTGTCGAACTCGACAGCATCGCCAACGGTTGCAGACCATCCCTGGCCGGCGATCGGTGTCAGCATTCGTACTTTCATTTGATCACCACGAAAAAGGCGGGCCGATATACACCGGCCCGCCAACGTTATCGCAACAACTCCAACAAGGCGAGATGATCAGGCAAGGCGCAGGTACTTGATCGGGTTGGTGCCCGCATCAAGCAGCTTGCTGTCCGAGCGCATGAACATGTTGAAGCCCACCTGACGATTGGCGGCGTACAGTTCGCGGAGTACCACGAGCTGATAGCCGAGCACGTCACGGATCTGGAACTTCGACAGATCACCGTAGGCCATCACGCGCTGGGCAGTGGTCAGTGCCGCGGACATGGACTGGTCGATGATGAACTGATCACCGTCGATCGTGGCCGGTACCGCATCAGCAACGGACGGCTGCCAGAGCGGGCGGCCATCACTGCCGACCAGCGCCTTGACCGCACGCAGCACCGTGTCGTGCATCGCCCACTTCGCGTTGAGCCGGTACGCCGGGTCAACGGAGTGCTTGAGGTCGAGCATTTCCTGGTAGGTGAACGCGGTGGCCGAGGCGGCGGTCTTGCCGAGCGTGGCAGCGGTGACGAAGCCCTGCGGCTGGCTGGAGCCGGTACCGGTGGCGTAGTAAGCAGCAGTGCCACGGCCCAGACGCTCACCGAGCAACCGACCGAGCAGCGCGCCGACATCGACGCCGGAGTCCTGCAGCAGTTCCAGCGACACGCGCACGATCTTCGAGCTGAAGGTGTACGCGCCGTAGGTGACGACGCCGAAAGCGACGTCCTGCTCGGTGTCAGCCGCGTTTTCAGCGACCAGCACGCCCGAGTTGGTGGTGTCGTTCACGGTCGGCCACGGCAGCGAGCGGCCGTCGCTGGACGTGATGACGGTGGCAGCGTTGCGGATACCGCTGAACTGCTTCAAAGCCACGTCGATCTGCGAGGCGAAGTCCTGCGGGACCGCGTAACCACCGGCAGACGGCGTGCCGATCGACTGGGCGCGGATTTCGTCGCTGTCGGAGTAGCGCGACTGCATCAGCGCCTGGTGTTCCGGCTTCAGGACACCGAGGCCACGACGCAGGAAGGCGTCAAACACAGCGCCTAGCTCGGCAGGCTCGGACGGCCGACCGGTGCGGGTGTAGTCGGTGCGCACTTCCTTGCCGCAGAAGGTGACCACGGAGCCACGCTGCTCGGACTCGGCACGGCGATCTTCGCGACCCAGCTCAACCGGGTTGCCGTTCTCGTCACGGATGAACTGGCGGACGATCTGTTCCTCACCGGCCAGCTTCGACTCTGCGAACTTGGCGCGGTCCAGCTCGCGTTCGAGCTTCTCGTGCTCGTTGCGCAGGTTGGTCCAGGTGTTCTCGTCTTCAGCGGTGAAGCCGCGATTTTCGGCCTTCGCCTTCGCATCCAGCTCGCGCATCTGCGTGGCAACACGCGCGAGGTTGTCCTTGATCACTTTGGTACTCATATCGCAAAACTCCATGAATGTTGAAAAGGTTTCTTGCCACGCATCGCCGGGAGCAAGCCCGGTGCAGCGCCGCCTGTAGTAACTGCCGGCCGATAACCGGTGCTCGCTACGCGATCAGTCGTCTCAGTTCCAACGTGCGCAGCTCGGCAACGCGCCGCTGCGATTCCGCCCGCAAGTCACGGCCCTGCAGGTACTCGGCAAGGGTCCGTTTCGCGCTGTCGGTGTCGGGATATGCCGGGAACGTCACGGGCGATACGTCGAACAGCCGCGAAACGCGGGTGATCGTGCGAATCAGCACGCCGTCTTCGGATTCGTCCCACTTGTCGCCGCCGCGGGCCACGCGGAAGCCGAACGAGCTTTCGCGCACATCGCCGCGCTCCAGGCTCACCAGCAGATCGCGGCCGTACTGGGTATCAGGCGGGTCGATCTCGTAGGTCAGACCGGCCGCATCCACACCGATGCGGAGCGTGCCGGCACTCGACCGGCCGAGGATCAGCGAGCCGTCATGGTTGAACAGGGCGCGCACGTCATCACCCAGCACATCGTCGAATGCGCCCGGCGCGATAACTTCGCGGAACCCGCCGAGGTTTTCCGACAGCTTGTCGAATACCGCAGCATGGCCACGGATCAGCGGTGCCTGGCTTTCGCCGCGGCGCTCGACCGCCAGCGTGCCGGCGTAGTGGCGAACCTCTCTCAACATCTGCAGAT